TCGGGCGGGCCGTCGCCGCGCGCACCCATCGCCGGGTGGTGCTGGCGTGCAGCGCCCAGATGGGCAAGAGCGAGACCTTTCTCGACGTCATCGGCCAGCGCCTCGACCAGGCACCAGCGCCGATCCTCTATGTCGGGCCGTCCAAACAATTCGTGACCGACCAGTTCGAGCCCCGCATCATGGGGCTGCTCGACCAGGCTGCGTCCCTCTCGCGGAAGGTAGCGCGCGGCAAGCGCATGAAGCAGACGCGCAAGCTGGTCGCCGGCGTGCCGCTTCGCCTTGCTCATGCCGGCTCCTCGACGGCGCTGAAGTCGGATCCATTCGCCCTGGCGCTGACCGACGAGGCGGACGACCTGCTCGCGAACGTCAAAGGGCAGGGCGATCCGATCAGCCTCGTCGATCGACGAGGCGACACATACGCGGACTTCGTCCACGCGATTGTCTCGACGCCGAGCGTGGGAGCGAAGGAAGTGACGCGCGATCCGGATAGCGGTCTGGAATTCTGGGCCGTGCAGGAGCCGGAGGATCTCGACAGCAAGGTGTGGTCGCTCTGGCAGGAGGGCACCCGATACCATTGGGCCTGGCCTTGCCCGCATTGCGGCGAGTTCTTCATTCCTCGCTTCGAATGCCTCGACATTCCGCGGGGCGCCGACCCGGCGCGCGCCGGTCGCGAAACGCGGATGATCTGTCCTCGCAACGGTTGCCTGATCGAGGACAACCCGAACGGCGAAAACCTCAAGGCGCAGATGAACGCGCGCGGCGTCTATGTGGCGCCAGGCCAGCGCATTGAGGCCGATGGGGAGGTGACGGGTTCGCCGCCCGACAGCTCGACCGTGTCCTTCTGGGTCTCGGGATTGTGCTCGCCGTTCGTGACATTCGGCCAGCGCGCCGAGGCCTATGTGACGGCGGTTCGCTCCGGCAACCAGAGCGAGGTTCAGACGGCGGTCAATGGCGGCTTCGGCGAGGTGTGGGCGCCTTCCGGCGGCGACGTCCCGGAATGGGAAGAGATCAAGCAGCTCGCCTTGCCTTACAGGCGCGGCGACATCCCGGACGGCGTGTTGTTCCTGACCAAAGGTGTCGACGTCCAGAAAAACCGCCTCGTTTACGTCGTGCGCGGGTGGGGCGTTCGCCAGGAAAGCTGGCTGATTGATGCCGGCGAACTATGGGGCGACACCGCGCACGATGACGTCTGGGCTGACCTGGCGACGCTCCTCGACGGTGAATATGGCGGGCTGCCGATCTCGCGGACCTTCGTCGACGCCGGCTTCCGGCCGGGCAAAAAGGACGAGGTGCCAGAGCACCGGGTCTACGAATTCTGCCGGCGGCGCCCGCGCCAGGCATTCGCGACCAAGGGCTTTGATCATCGCGACAAACCACTCTCGGTGAACCGCATCGACGTCACGCCGCGAGGCAAGACGACGAAGGTCGGGCTCGACCTGGTGCGCCTCGACAGCGACTTCATGAAGTCGTGGGTGCATCAGCGGCTGCGCTGGCCAGCTGACCAGCCTGGCGGCTGGCACGTCTACGAGTTCAAGAGCGACGAAAACCCGGACGGACTGACCGAGGATTACTGCCGGCAGATCGTTTCGGAAGCGCGCGTGCGCAAACCGAGCGGCGGGTTCCAGTGGATCCCAAAGGCTCGCAACAACCACTTCCTGGACGCGGAGGCCCTGGCTTTTGCAGCGGCATACATGCTCGGCGTTCAGCGTCTCCCGGACGCAGCGCGCCGCCCGGCGGCGCGAGCCCCGGAACCGGCCCGACCAGTCGAAACCACCGAGCCCGAACCGGCAAAAGCCAAGCCCCCGCAGAAGCGGAGCGGATGGCTCGACGGCGGTGGTCGTGGCGGACGAGGCCGAGGCTTCCTCGGATAGCGGCGCCGCCGCGCAACCGGAAACAAGGTGAAAGATGTCGATCGCTGATGAGATCGCGGCGATCCGCGAAGCTATTGCTTCGGGCGCCAAGAAGATCCGCACCAAGACGAACGGGGTCGAGCGCGAGGTCGAGTACCCGTCGTTCGACGACCTCAGGAAGCGTCTCGATTACCTCCAAGGTCTCAACGCTGGCGCTGGCCGATCCCGTGTCAGCCTGGCCTCCTTCTCGAAAGGCCGGTGACGATGCGCGCAACGTTCATCGACAAGGCGATCAGCTACGTCTCGCCGCGCTTCGCGGCGCGACGCGTGCTGCAGCGGGCGGCCTTCGACAAGCTCGTCGGCGCCGGCCGGCGGGGCTATGAGGGCGCGTCAAAGGGGCGTCGCACAGAAGGCTGGCGAACAGGCTCGACCTCGGCCGACGCCGAGATCGAGATGGCGGGTCCGGTCCTCCGCTCACGCATGCGGGATCTCGTGCGGAACAATCCGCACGCGGCGAAAGCCATTTCGGTGCTCTCGACCAACATCGTCGGCGACGGCATCGTCCCTCGCGCAAAGACCGGCGACGAGAAGCTCGACAAGAAGGTCAACGACCTTTGGGACGAATGGTCCAAGCGCTGCGACGCGGACGGCCAGCTCGACTTTCTGGGCCTCCAGACGCTTGCCTGTCGAGAGATGCTGGAGGGCGGCGAGGTTCTGGTACGGCGCCGGTTCAGGAAAGCATCTGATGGCCTGCCGGTGCCGATGCAGATCCAGATCCTCGAAGCGGACCTGCTCGACAGCAACCGCACGCTCACGGCAGTCGGTGGCGCGAACATCGTCCAGGGCGTCGAGTTCGACAAGATCGGGCGGCGGTCGAAGTATTGGCTGTTCTCGTCGCACCCCGGCGACAACCACGCCTACACGGCGGCCGGCGTGACGAGCAAGGCTTACCCGGCCGCCGACATCCTTCACGTCTACGAGAAGCAGCGCACCCAGGTGCGCGGCGTGCCGTGGGGATCGCCGGCGCTGATCACCCTTCGCGACCTCGATGAGTACGAGGATGCGGAGCTGATGCGAAAGAAGATCGAGGCTTGCCTCGTTGGCGTCGTCACCGGCGGCGACGAGGCGGATATGGGCGTCGGCATCCCGCTCCAGGAAAGCCAGACGCCAGGCATCTACGATGCGGAAGGCTCGCTGGTCGAGCGCTTCGAACCTGGCATGTTCCTGCATGCGCGCGGCGGACGGGACGTCAAGTTCAACGACCCGGCGGCCAAGAGCGGCCACGAGGCCTACAAGCGCGTCACCCTAAGGTCGGTGGCCGCCGGCTTCCGCGTCCCTTACGAACTGATCTCGGGCGATCTGGCCGAGGTCAACTATTCGAGCATCCGCGCCGGCCTGGTCGAGTTCCGGCGGCTGGTGTCGAGCGTCCAGTGGCAGCTCTTCATCCCCATGTTGTGCCAGCCGGTATGGGACTGGTTCATCGACGCGGCCCAGATCGCCGGGCTGCTGCCGGACGGCAAGTTCCCGGTCGAGTGGAGCCCGCCGCGCTTCGTCTCGGTCGACCCGTTCAAGGATGCGATGGCAGCTCTTATGGAGGTCCGATCGGGCCAGCGCTCTCTGCTCGACGTGATCGCCGAGACCGGCCGCAACCCGCGCGCGGTCCTGAATGAAATCGCCGAGGCAAACAAGCTGCTCGATGAGCTTGGCATCAAGCTCGATAGCGATCCGAGGCACACGGACAAGTCCGGCATCCTGCAAGACCCGGCCGTCATCGCGGCGGCGCTCTCAGACGGCGGCGGGACCGCCAACTCCAAGGCCAAGGCCTGAAAGGCAAACCCTCATGCCCCAGAACACTGTGAACGTCCCGCCGCAGCGGCGGGGCGCGGAATTCCGTGCGGAAAGCTTCGACGAAGCCGACAACACGATCGAGGTCGTCTTCACCACCGGCGCGACGGTGCGCCGCTACAGTTGGTGGGACGGCGAATACAACGAGGAACTTGTCGTCGACACCGGATCTGTCCGCCTCGATCGGCTGAACGCGGGCGCGCCCTTCCTCAACACCCACAGCAACTGGGATCTGTCCGACCTCATCGGTTCGGTCGTGCCCGGCTCGGCGCGGATCGAGGGTGGCCAGGGAATTGCCCGCATCCTGCTGTCGCAGGCGCCTGGCGATGCCGATAACGTCCAGAAGATCCGCGACGGCATCATCCGCAACGTCAGCGTCGGCTATCGCCTGCACAAGGTCGAGAAGACCGAAGCCGATGACGGCAGCCTGGCGCACTGGCGGGTCGTCGATTGGGAACCCTACGAGATCTCCGCCGTGCCTGTCCCGGCGGATCCCGGCGCCCAGGTCCGCTCTGCCGATGATCAGCAGCGCGCCGAAGCCCAGCCCTGCATCGTCATCCGTGCCGATGCTTCCCCCGCCGCGCAGTCGGCACCCAAGAAGGAGACCGCGATGCCCAATCGCACCAATGCCGCTGCCGAGGAAGCACGCGGCAACGAGACCACCGTCGACACCCGCACGCCGGCACCGGCTCCCGCCTCGACTTCGGCACCGGCTCCGTCCGCCGACGTCGATGCGCAGATCCGCCGCGCCGTCGACGAGGCCGCGCGCGCCGAGCGCACCCGTATCGACACGATCCGGACGCTGGCGGCCAAGGTCGGACGCCCCGATTTTGCGGATGCCCATGTGCGTACCGACACGACTGTCGAAGCGTTCCGGGCGCTGCTGATCGACGAGATTGCCGACCAGCAGGAGCGCGGCGGCAATCCGACCTCTCACGCCCGCGTCGAGGTGCAGGCAGACGAGATGGAAAAGCGTGGCGCCGCGATCGAAAGCGCGCTGCTGCATCGCTCGGACCCGCGCACCTTCGAACTCTCTGCCGCCGGCCGCGACTTCCGGGGCTTTACCCTCCTGGAGATCGGTCGCGAGAGCCTGGAGCGCGCTGGCGTCCGGACGCGCGGTCTGTCGAAGCTGGAAGTGGCGCAGCGCGCGCTGGAACTTCGCAGCGGCGGCATGATGTCGACCAGCGACTTCCCCGGCATCCTCGCCAATGTCGCTACCAAGACGCTGCGGGCCGCCTATGAGGCTGCGCCGCAGACCTTCCGCCCGCTCGTCCGCGAGACCTCGGTCTCCGACTTCAAGCAGGTCAGCCGTACCCAGCTCGGCGATGCGCCCGGCTTCGAGAAGGTCAACGAGCACGGCGAATTCAAGCGCGGCGCGA